TCTTTGAGAGAACATAGATCATTTGTGTTCTTATGGAATACATCATGGTTACCTGGAATAATATCCATGGTCATACCAGCTTTTTTCATAGGTTCAAGGAAATGTCTACGATTAGCATTTAATGCTTTAAAGTTTACAAACTTTCGATGGTCATAATAATCACCGAGATGTATAATATGTTTTATATCATTGTCTTTACAATATGGAAAGAATACTTGCTCATAGAATCTCTCTTGAAAGTCTATGAATATTTCCGAACTGTTTCTTACACCACAATGTGTATCATTTAATAAAGCTATCTTCATTTCCAAGGATCTCCCATTACCCAAACAACTAAACTATATCTTGTACCTTTTGTAACTTTTGTTACCCTATGATATGTATCAGATGGAAATACAGCTACACTACCCAAACCCGAACGTACTTTCCGTGGATTTTTATTCCAATAATGATCTTCTGAATCAATCATTAATTCACCACCTTCATAATCATCATTTAAAGTTACAGTAATACTTAGCTTTCTTGTTTTACCACCTGTCTTACTTATATCTACATTTGTATCACGATGCCAATTATAATGACCGCCTACTTCATATTTAGTAAATTGAATAGCTACAGGACGTTCAATTTGAAAATTCCAACCAGCATAATGGTTTGCATTATCTACATAATTCATCAGCATTTCCATAATCCATGGATCTGTTAACCATGCTACTTGGCAAACACGAAGTTTCTTTTTAGGTTTTTCACCACCACCAACTGTTGCCTCTTTAGTAATTTCTGCATTTCCTATTTTAATTAATTCTTCGCACATGCCTTTATCAAAGGCTGCATCAAATACCCATGAATTATTCTTTAGTCTCATAAAATCCTCTTATTTGTTCGTTTACTTCAATAGCTGTTTCTAAAACTTTTAAAGGTGAACCAGCACCTCTTGCAGATAAAGCAAATGCACTCGTGTCTTTTGGGAAACACTTACCGCCAAATCCGTGTTTTAAATCAGGACCAGGAACCATCATATGGCTATCACCAATACGATCATCAAGTGCAATAAGTTCTGTTAACTCATCAAACCCTTCATCACAATATAGATTTCTCAGTTCATTAAAAAATACAACCTTTGTGGCAAGGAATGTATTGATTGCATATTTTGCATATCCTGCATTAATTAAGGATGTAAATCTTACTTTGCTCATTACTATATTAGCATTGACATATATGTAATACCAGAACCTAGCATTGTTACCACCAAAAATAGCAAAGTCTTGTTTAAGGAACTGATCTTTTCCACCAGCTTCTGTCATGAATTCAGGATTATATGTAAGAGCCATATCGTCTTCAAGTAATTTAATTAATTCAAGTGATATAGTCGACTTAATAAGAATTGGCACCCATGGTAATTCAGATCTAATATCTCTATGATATTGCTCAACCATCATGTCATCACATTCACCTATCGGCCCTTTGGGTGTAGGTAAACATATTATAACACCGTCATAATCTGAATACTTTAAATCAGGTATATCATATCCAGCAGGTGTATCTAATACATCTATGCTATTATTGACATCGTTATTTAAACCTGAAAATACAGCTCTGCCTACTACGCCATATCCTATTATTAATAATCGCCTTTCCATTTTGTATATTATAACACAGATTGTTTAAAAGTACATACCTTTGTGGTAGTCTTTAAACCAATCTGCAAAATATTTAATTCCTTCTTGAATTGATACTTTAGGGTTATATCCCAATGATTGAGCCTTACCTATATTCGATTGTGTAGATTTAACATCAGCAGGATGCATAGGTAAATAATTTTTTAATGCTACCCTTCCTAATTGTTTCTCTAAACATTCTATATAATCCATTAACTCATTTGATTTACCTGTGCCAAGATCATAAATCTCATGTTGATTTTCTTGAGGTTGGTTAAGCATATATTCTAATATGATTTCAATACCATCAACTAAATCGCCAACATAAGTAAAGTCTCGTTGCATATCACCATGATTATAAATGTCTATTGATTTTCCTTGAGACATACGATCTGCAAATGTATGTAAAGCCATATCAGGTCTTCCATATTCACCGTAAACCGTATAAAACCTCAAGCCGCTTGAAAGTAATTTAGAAGATGCAAACTGCTTTTCATTTACATATTTAGACCAAGCATAAGGATTAAGATGATCAGAATCTGCTGTAGATGATGATGCATATATGACAGGTATTTCTAAATCTTCACAAGCATGTATCAACCTTTGAGTTGCAGATATATTTGTATCAATATACATTTGTGGATTCTCTAAAGAATGGCGTACGCCGGCATGTGCAGCTAAATGAATAACTGCATCATAATCTTTTAAAATATCTTGCCAATACACGGTTTCTATATTATCATCATCTGTAATACTACCGTATTTTGTATGTAATATTGCTTGCCTATCGTATTTAAATTGAGGATCATAGTAGTCATCAAAGTTATCCATACCACTAACTTTATAACCCTTACTAATTAAATGTTTTGCTGTGTGAAACCCAATAAAACCAGCGATACCAGTAATGTATATTTTATGCATAAGCCATGTGTAATTCTAATCCTTTCTTTTTCTTTTCCTTTTCTTCCTTCGCAAAGTCTTTCACTTGCTTATCCACTTCTTGGATCTTAGCTATCTTCTCACGAAGTGTGTCAAGGAATGATTGATCGATTGGACTATTCATATCAATAGCAGATACAAACTCTTCAATGTTTGCTTGCTCCATAAATTTAAATTTGATATCAGCTTGTTTCTTTTCTTTTACGATTCTACGTATAAAAGCAAAGTAAGCGATTTGTGTAAAATATGAGAATGCATTAGGCTTACCAGTTCTTGTGCTAGCATCTATTCTATAGTTGTATATTGCTTTCAAACAATTCTCAACACCGTCCATAACCATCTCATCTCGATATGTATATCGTACAAAGTTTGGCTTATGAGATAGACCTTCACAGATCTTCATAAAACATATTGCAATATAATCAGGGACAACTGGATTCTTCTCACCTTTTTCTTTTGCTGCATTTGCTTTTTCAACATATTCAACAACTGCATATGAGAAGTCTCTATTATTTACGTAATGTGGTTTGTCACGGGGTTTAATTTTTTCAGGCATAATATTTCCTATGTGTTCAAATGTATTACCATTATAACATATATCGCGCGATTGTACATACTTTTATTAAATAATATAGCTATCTAATAACCAATTTTTAATTTTTTTCTCTACTAAATGTTTAAATATAGTATAAGTTCTTAAAAATGAATTAGTATCATACAATTGTAATTGCATAGTATCATATATATGTTTTAATTCTTTATTTGGCAAATTCCAAATTGCTAAATGTTCCGGATGCAATATAGTATTATACCATAAATCTGAGTTTAACTTATCAGTAAATTCTACAAAGTTAACCATTTCATCCCAATTATTTCTCATAGGATTAACCATAATGGATAACTCACGATTATTTTTATGGCAATATTCTGAAAACTCTTTTGTATTTATCATAAGCTTATCAAAATTACCATTAATTCTAATTTTTTCATATCTTTCAGGTATTAGACTATCAATAGAAATATTGATATGTAAATTATTATTGTTCATAATATGTTTAACTCTTTTATTTAATACAGTGCCATTAGTAGCCATTACTATTTTTAATCCAGGTTTAATTTTAGCTACATCGTCACATATATCTAATACAATCTTTTGAGCAAATGGTTCACCACCATTAAATCTTAATTCAGTTAGGTGTGGAATAAACTCATGTAGTTGCTCCCTAAATGAATCATCATAAATCATAGGTAATGGTGGAAGCTTATCACGATTTTTACGTATACCGCTGCTTAATTCACCACTACACATTATACATTCAAGGTTACATTGATTACTTAATTCAAGTTCCATCAAGCTTGGATATTCTCTAATAGGATAATTTCCATATTCTCTAGCTAAAGGCCAAACACCTTCATCAATATCCTTTTCACACTCTTTACACCGATTTAGAAATATATTTTGTTCTAATGCATTTCTATATTTTTGAAATTGAGATCCAAACCATATATCTTTTATAGATCTATTATGTGACCAATTATCACAATACGAAGGTAATTTCCAGCAAGGTGAGACTTTACCTTTAACTGTAAAATACATATTATTAAATGGAGCATTACATGGTGTCATTTAGTACAAACCTTTTTACAAGCATTTAATATTGTATCATCGCTTTCCCATGATTCGGGTAATATTTTGGTAAACCATTCATCATTTAAAATAGTTTCTAAATCATTAGTAAATATGTTTAATTTGTCTTTTCGTTTCTGATATTCTTTATACACATATTCATTGTGTAAATTATGATTAGCTCTATCAAAATGATAAAGTTGGTCTGTCATTGGATCCCATTCCCATGTATTTGGTTCTTTAATTTCATTATTTTTAGTTGTAAAAAAATTAGACAAATAACAACATGGAAGAACTTGACCATCAGGATTAACTAATAACATTTCATCATCGACCATCCATTTACATACTGTTTTCATAATTGAAACGAATATCCCTGTTTATTTTTTCCATACTGTGAGCTATGCTCTAAAATTTTTAATTCATTATTATCATCATAAAATTTAAATTCATCAATATGGTGAGCTCTATCTGAAGGAACAAATAAATGATCTCTATATCCTATTTTTTTAACCATATTATTTATTTCTTTAACATAATTTTCATTGTGTTTAAATAATACAGTAAATACACTAGGTACTGCAAATTTAGAATAAGCTTTCATATGTTTTAAAACAGTTTTTAAATCTGTTTTTTGTCTATACAAAGAATGCATTTCTTGATTTATTCCGTCTATACAAAAATATACTCTGCCTCTGTCTCTTATAATATAACCTAGCTTTTGCCAAAAAAATTCATCTCTCATACTACCATTAGTATTAATTTCTATAAAACAATTCGAATTATTAATAATATATTCACAAATTTCATATATATCTTTATTCATACAAGGATCTCCCCAACTGCCACATAATTGAAAGGCACGGATATATTTTAATTTTTTTATAGGGAATGCTGTTTTAAATTCTTTAAGAGACCACTGTATAAGGGGAAGCCAATCTACTTTACTAGATGTTTTTTCATTAGTTCTATGACATTGGGGACAAGCTGCATTACAATATGTAGATATATCTAACCATACTTTTAACTTTTTATTACTATAAAGATCAGAATATGTTTTCATAATATTTATTTTAGCTAAAGTATGTACAAAGCCGCTTTTCTATGGTATAATAAGAGAGTACTCTCTGCGGGGGGAGACAGTATTAATGGGTGGTGGCGTTTCCCTTCATGACCCTTACACGTTCTTCCATCATCTCTTTATCAGTTTGGATCTCATCTAATATAATCTTCATATAATGATGCTTTACGTCATCAGTAACATCTG